GGGCTGCTTCTATATGAGTTTGTTTTTCGTCGCTAGTAACGGTCTGGGTGTGGAACTGGAGTTGGAGATCGCTGTCAAAAATGATCCAATAGATTTCGTTACTACCAGTACATATCGCCTGTTGGACACCTTGCCAGTACCAGGTGCGGGAGAGTTGTCCTGTCCACCTCTTGTTGTATGTTTTGAGTTCGTAAAACTTTCCGTTGACAGTTGAACGACCATCCATTGTGGACATGAGGCGTACACCGTTTTCTTCGTAGCAGTACATCTCTGCCGGTTCCACGATGAAGTCGTTGAGGATTTCTCCTGCCCAACCCATGAGTGGGCCTTCAAGGATTGTGCCTCGACGCATCGCATCGTTTTGTTCTGTTGGCACAGGGGGTGTTGTTGCCAATAGTTCTACGGCAAGGTCAGCTGGTGTTGTGTATTTGTGTTCACCGTGGATTGCTGCGGCTACTGACGCGGTGATTCGTTTCTCACCTTTTTCGTTTGCCCAACGTAGGTTAAGCCAGTCTTGGCTGCCGTGTGTTGGCTTGGGGATGGTTGATAGATTCTGCATTGTGCCTCCTATGGTTGTGCAGTTGTATTTGTAATCTAGGGGTGTGACACGGTTAATGTCAAGTCAATCGCTTTCATGTCACGCACCATCGCTACAGGGATATGTATAGCGTGGATGCCTTCTTCTTTGCAAATGGTTTGCCAGACGGTGATGTGCTTATCTTTGGAGCCTGGTTCACCTACTGGTACTAGGAATCCGATGGTGTCTACGAGACATTCACCGTCGTCTTCGTATTCGTCCATGTTCAGCCAGCCACCTTCGGACAGATGGGTGTCAGCCCATTGGATGTAGACAACGGTTCTATTCATCAAAGTCATCGGGCTTTTCTCCACAGTCGGGGGGGCGGGGGATAACCCCACGATATACGCATAGGCATAAACGTGCGTCGGTCATAACACCTCCAAGTCTGACCAGTTCCGCTTGTCATGGCGGCCCACCAGCAGCGTGAGTGTGCCTGGGGTAGACCAAAGACCTTTGGAGTCAGCGAACCACTTTGATCCACCATCCATTGACGGGCATTGGATACGGGTGTATGCACCATGATCGGTGACTTGCAGGTGATGCTTGTGAGCTGTGATCCACAGGTCAGGCTCGCGTCCTTCTTCACGCAGAATCATTATCGACTGTGCGTTAAGCCAATCGTTTTCTTTGCCGGTGATCTTGTGACCGTGAGCGAACGCAACCTTCACATCTGATAGCACTTTGGTTGTGACCATCTCATCGTGTGGGATTGTCCATTCCAGGTTCGGTACTTGGTGATCCAAGATTCGGAACAACATATCCATTAGGAACCCGCCAGCGTTATCTGAATCTGAGGTAACAGACTTGCCGTTGCGTCGCATCCATTCGCCGTGGTTGCAAAGTGTGCCAATGATTTCCATGACATCAACCATTGACGCAAGGGTGGTTATCCCTTTGCTGAACAGGTCTGCACCGAGTAGCAACTGTTCGCGCTGTGTCAGTTCGACAGTAAACAACTGGCTTGCATAGTTGCCGTCGCATCCTTCAAACGGATCACCCATGTTTACAAGTGCAGCACTCTCAATGTTTCTACCTTTACGGCGAAGGTCATGGAGTTGTTGGACTGTTTTCTCCAATGATTCCAGCACCCGTTCAACGGTTGCTTCTACACCACCGCCAGCAGATTTACCTAGCTGAAGGTCGGCCCAGTTAACTACGAACGTGGATGGTGGTTCCTCTGATGGTTTAGGTACAGCCCGCTTCGGTTGCTTCCAGTTACCTACACGTTTGCGTAACGCCTCAATGTCTTCATCAGGTAACACAAGTGAAGTTCTGCGCCGAAAGTTGGCACGATACGAGTACAGCCATGCAACATCTCGATCACCGTTCTCTAAACGCTTAGAGGTTTGCCACTTAGACATTCGTACCGTGTCACCAACAACTTCAAACACCGCAGGGTCCAAACCAAAACCAACCAATACAGATGTCCAGTCGGTTGTGATTGGTGTTGGTAAAACACCGGTAGAGATTTCTCCACCATCAGGTGTGATCTCTGCCCATGCACGCTGGTTCTCAGGCGGTTGGGATTGCTCCTCTATTTCATCTTTTAATGACATGGGCGAATTCCCCTCGACGGTACTTGTTGATTGAGTGTGTGTCTAAGTGTATTCCGCGCTTCTCTAATACCCTGCTGATCGCAGGTGCAGAGATTGTCTGATCGTCTAACGCTTCGGCAAGCTCTTTGCGATCTGTTTCGTCCATGCTTTCAAGTACACGCTGGATTCTTGGGACACGGCCTGGCGGCACAGCTTCCTCAGATCGTATTTCACTTAGCAGACTTTGCTTTACGGGCTTGTTCAACTCTTGCTCCCTCTATGAGTTTGTTTATCTTTTCGATAACTTCCCATAGTGCGTCAGCATTGTCCCTCCCAGGATTTGATTTTAAGAGACAGTCACGCACCAAAGTTAACTCAACGGTAGTTAATCCTTTTGCCATTTGCAAGCACCTTTCTTTGGGTGCTTCACCCTAGTGCTTGGTGATGTGTTCCGTCAAACGATCTTGAACCGTGTCTACTTTGTCTTCGGTGCGGTCTTGTGCGCGTCGCATTAGACGCAACATAGCCATAACGGTGTCATGGTCTTTGCGGTTTTCGGATTTGAAACGTTGGATTACTACGGTCAGCAGACCAAAAGCACCAGTAACAGCAGCAGCAAGAACGAGAGCGATCCCAGCATCCACATCAAGCAGGCTTTCCTACAAAACGGATATGCCAAGGCTCTGCGCCTTTACCAGTTGAGTCCCCTAGGACTTCGTGCGAGAACCCAAACTTAACTTCATTCTCCAATAGCCAAGTAAGAATCTTGCCGTTAGCGTTCGCCACATCGACCGCAATACCGTAAAGGTGGCGTGAGCCACGTGCTTTGTCGTTCGCTGGATCGTCATACGGTGTAGCCAACATAGCCATACCTTTTTTGAGATACCAGGTTTCGTTGTTCCACTTCTTTGTGGATGCACCAGCAATAGGTTCCTTCTGATAACGCGATGTAAAGCCTGCGGTTTGCTGGGCGATTGAACGGAGCGTGTCACCGGCTGAAGTTGGTTTAAGAACTATGCCTTCGGCTTGCGCTGCGATAACCATTTCTTCCCACGCAGCAGCAGCACATTTCTCCAGCTTCCCTCCACCCGTGATGGGGGCGACCATAGCTGGGGTAATCTCAGAAGGTTTCTTGCCTTTAAGATGTTCACACCAACGGATCGGTCTTACAGGCCAGTTGGGTTTCGGCATTACTCTGCGACTTCAGGCTTAGGTTTTACTGCACCTGTGAAAGCAATTTCGATTTCTTCTTTGGTGAGTGAACCGTCAACGCTGAAACGCAAGAGCTTTTCGACTACTTGGGCGCAAGCCATGATGCCAGCAAGGGCTGCTGATTTCCACAGGTCTACACCAATCAAAGCACCACCGGCTACAGCAGCAAGTGCGCTTGATCCGAATAGTGCGAAGATGCGGAAGATGATGTTTTGAAGCTTTGCCATGTCAGTCTTTCTTGGAGAGGGTTAGTGACGAGTGTACCAAAACGACTATTCCGGTGATGAGGGTTGCCTGTCGGAGCGTGGGGCCTGAGAGGGTGATGAGGACCATGCCTGTGCCAGCCCATGTCCATGCGTTATCTGCTAGGTAGTCCAAAAGTTTTCTCATTAGCGTCTAATTCTAGTACCTGCTGCTGCGAGGGTTAACCCTACGGTGGCAGCGATGAGGGTTCGGCGTTCTCCTACAGGGATGTTTGAGCCGGTGGGGGTGTAGTCGTCTAAGCCTTCACCGAAGATGTCGATGGTGTCTTCAAATTCTTCACGGATTTCCAAAGGTGCGGATTCGATTGCTGCGATAAGTTCTTCGGTTTGTGCATCAGATAGTTCGGCTACGTCTAGGGCTTCAAAGATTTGTTGTGCCTGCTCGGTGCTAACTACGGCTAGGACTTCTGGGCTGGACGCGAGAGCTGTTGCTTGTTCTTCGGATGGTTCCTCAGCGAGCAGGGATTCAATGACTTGTTCTACTTGTTCTGGGCTGAGTTCGGCTAGGGCTTCTATAAGGGCTTCTGTGGTTTCTGCCTCTGCTATTAGCGAATCCACTTCTTCGTCGCTTAGGGGGGCTTCTAGGGGTGTCTCAGGTTCTTCTGGCAGGGTTGTGTCTACGACTGGTTCTTCTGTAGTGTCGGGGTATGTTTCATCTGTCGTGGTTGTTTCTTCGGGAAGCGTCGTTTCTGGGATGGCTTCCTCTACTGATGTCGTTGTGGTGCCATCCCAGAAAC